GTATGATGAAAACGGAAACTTAATACCACAGCGACCTACAATGATGGTTTAGTTAGGAGGTAGTATGACACCAAGAGAACAGGCTATGACAAGACTAAAAGGTCTTGCACAAGTATCTCAAGACATGAATGAAACAGACAAACTCTATGCTGCTTTTAAAAATGCAGAAACCAGAGGTCTAGAGGGAGAAGATGCTTTTATTAGAACTAATGCCAACCTAGCCCCCGGAGGAAGTTCTGCGTATGGTCCAGTACAAATTACCGGTACTTTGGTTCAAGACATGATGGATCGAGGGGTCATTCCAGATGATCTTAAAGATTACTCAAATAGATTTTTAGACCAATCTAAATTATTTTTAAAGTATGGTAATGAAAAAGATTTGGAAGGTTATGATCCAAAGTATGATTATGGTGGGAGTGGTCATTTAACTACAGAGCAAGATCAAGCAGACTATAATAGACTTGCTAGGGTTTTAATAGATCATCATTATAAAAATGCTAGAAGTGAAGTTAACCAAAAAAAACCTATGGGTTTTTCACAAGCTGCAAGAGATCCTTTGACTAATGTTATTGGTGATTGGAGATTTGGCGTTAACAGCAAGAAAGGTCGAGGAGACGACTTAAAATACTACCGAAGATTTATGGAAGGATATAGAGATTGACCACTCCTCCGACTTACTCCGCTGGTAGTAAAGGTCAAGGAACCAGCACTTCTATGGAGGAGATATGGAATTAGATGAACAGTCTTATAAGTTAAAGTTACTAAAAGAGTTAGAAATAAAACAAGAATTAGAAAAAAGAAAGAGAGTAGAAAGAAATAAAAATAATTTTAAAGACTTTGCAAAAGACCAACTTAGAATAATAACTAAAGACGCATCACAAGGTTATGTTGAATTTGAATTTAATGAAGCACAAACTAAAATACACAAAGCCATCGAGAAACAGATAAAAGAAAAAGGAAGAGTAAGAGCTTTAGTGTTAAAAGCTAGACAGCAAGGTATATCTACTTATACTGCCGGTAGAGTATTTTGGAAAACATTCTATACAGCTCATACAAGATCAGTTGTAATCGCACACGATAGTGCAACATCTGATGCTTTGTTTACAATGTCAAAGAATTTTATTGACAGGATGTCGGATGATTTTAAACCTGAACTTGTTAGATCGAATGCAAAAGAAGTTAAGTTTTCACATAACGACTCAGGATATAGACTATACACAGCAGGGTCTCCAGAGGCTGGTAGAGGAACTACGCCCACGATACTACACTGTTCAGAGTGTGCCTTTTGGCAAAACGATGACAAAATTTTAGCTGGACTTTTTCAAGGTGTGTCATCTTCAGATGGTACAGAAATTATATTAGAATCTACAGCTAATGGTGCTACTGGTGCTTTTTACAGAATGTGGAAGGCGGCTGAGAGAGGAGAGAACGATTACGTTCCTATATTCCTTCCTTGGTTTATGACTAAAGAATACACTATGGATCCTCCAGATAATTTTGAGAGGACTATAGAAGAGAATGAGATAGCCGAAGAATATGACTTAAGTGATGGTCAACTTTGGTGGAGAAGAATGAAAATAGGTGAGGGAGGCGAGTCTAAGTTTAGACAAGAGTACCCATCTACAGCTGAAGAAGCTTTTGTTGTATCAGGCAAAAATGTATTTAATGTAGAAAAATTAAATAAACTTGAAACTAAAGCACCTAAAGCGTTAAGAGAGTTTAACCCATCAATGTCTAGCTGGGAAGACCATAGAGAAGGAAATTTATCTATATGGGAGTCTCCGGGTTTTGATGAGAAGTTTATTATTGGAGCTGACGTTTCACTAGGCGTTGGTCAAGATTACTCAGCTGCAATTGTTTTAAATAAAGACAGGCAAGTAGTTGCTGTCTATAGAGACAACCATGTTGATCCGGCTGTTTTTGGTAGAGATTTATTTTATTTAGGAAGGTATTTTAATAATGCTCTTCTTGCTGTAGAGTCAAACTCTATGGGAGTTTCTACTCTTCAAAAACTTAAGGAAATGAAATACGTTAATTTATATTATCAAACTCAAATTGCTAATCTTACAGATGAAGATGGTGTTAGACTTGGTTTTAGAACTACAAGTGCTTCTAAACCAGCTATAATATCAAATTTAAAAAATTGGATTGATAATGACGAACTTGCTATATGGTCTACAGACGTTGTTAATGAACTTAGAGATTATGTGTCAGATGATAAAGGTAAAACTAATGCGTCAAAGGGATCTACAGATGATACTGTAATGTCTCTTGCAATTGCTGCAGAGGTTTACAGAACACATATTAATAGACTAAGCACAAGTAGAGTAGGATTTGATAGTGTGTATATTCCTGAAAGACAAACTAATTGGATTTAATTATGGATAAGAAAAACAAAAAAGTTACTGACGAACAAATAACGAGTATTATTAATGACTCGATTACACAAGCGGTAGGTAGCTTTTCGTCTGGTTCTGAGTTGCAAGAGCAACGAGAAGCGGCTATAAATTATTATACGCAACAACCTAAAGGAAACTTGCACCCACAAGGGGTCTCTAAAGTTGTTACTTCAGATACAATGGAAATTGTAGACTCTTATTTAGCTGTTATATCTGAACTAATGCTTTCTAACGGTAAAATTGCAAAGTTTAATCCGTCAGATCCAAGCCAAACAGTAGCTGCAGGTCTTGCGTCTGAGCTTACTAACCATTGTATTTTTACTAAAAATAACGGTTGGGTACAACTTAACACTTGGATTAAAGCATCTCTACTTTTTAAAAATGCAGTTATAAGATGGAAATGGGAAGATTACTCTAGTACTAAAGTAGAAGAGTATGAAAATATTTCTATATTGGAGCTTGACGCTATATTAGCTGAAGGTGATGCAGAGGTAATTGAGATTAGAGTCGGGGAAGGAGTAGATCCAGAAACCGGAGAAGAAGTTTACGAATATGTGTCTGTAAGAAAAGAAGTTGACAAATCTAAAGTTTGTCTTGAAAACATACCGCCTGAATCTTTTATGATTAACAGAGGCGCTACAGATATTGAAAGTGCAAATTTTGTAGGAATACAAACAGAAATGACATTGTCTGAACTCAGAGAGATGGGTTTTGATGTTGATGATGATATTGGCGCAGGAGTTGAATCTAATAATTTTAGTTTTGACTATGAGTCGTCTATAAGACAATCTATAAACGAAGTAGAACAAAACTTCCATGAAGATTTTATGGGAGTTGCAAATAGAGAAGTAATTGTTACCGAATCTTGGATTAAAGTTGATAGAGACGGTGATGGAGTTGCTGAATTAAAAAGATTTATAACAGTAGGTGAAGAAGTATTACTAGAAGAGTACGCTGATAGTATACCCTTAGCCTCTTTAAACCCAATTGAAATACCTTACTCTTTTTATGGTATGTCGATAGCAGATGCAACTAAAAGTGCAACTGAGATCAAGACTACTATAACAAGAGGTATGATTGAGAACGTATATCTGTCTAATTATGGAAGAACATTAGCAGATCCAAATACGGTAGACTTTAGAGCACTACAAAGTCCTGAACCACATCAGATTATCCCAACTAATGGGTCTCCGATGTCTTCTGTGCATACTTTGGTGCCAGCTCAACTAGCACCGTCTACCTTTTCTTTGTTAGAATACATGAACACCGAAAAAGAAATGGCTACTGGTATGACCAGAGCCGCTCAGGGTGTAAATGAAAAATTATTTGACTCAGGAAACTCAGCAGGTAAAATTGCAATGGTGGAGCAAGCGTCTCAAAAACGCATATCATATGTTGCACGCAGGTTTGCCGAAACTGGATTTAAAGAGCTATGTAAAGGTGTTTATGATCTTATACTAGACAATTCAGATTCGATATTGAGAGATTACAGTTATTATAATATAACACCTGAGTCTCTTATACCGCTAGATAGCTTAACAGTTGATATAGATGTTGGGGCTAACAGTTCTGCTAATACACAAGAGAACATGATGATGATGGCTCAACAGGTTATGCCTATGTTGTATCAATCCCCTGAGTCAAAAGGTATTATAAATCCAAAAGCTCCTTTTACAATAGCAAAACAATTGCTTGAGTCAATGGGTGTTGATAATTGGGTAGACTTTATTGTTGATCCTGAAACACCACAAGGGCAACAGCAAGCTCAAGCAGCTATGCAACAAGCCCAACAAGGTCAAGAGCAAGCAGCTAAGGAAGATCAAGTAGAGCAGCAAAAGATAATGCTTCAGCTTCAAAAACAAATGGCTGACATTGAAAAGAAACAAGCTGATATGGAACTTGATAGAGAGAAGTTTGAGTATCAGAAGACTAAAGATGCTGCTGAGTTACAACTAGAACTTGAGCTTGGAGAGCCTACTAAAATTGGATAATTAATCTAGGAGGAGATTATGGATGATGTAGAATTTGGTCAACATGCTAAACTTATTGTCGAAAATAAAGTTTTTGATGAAATGTTTAGCAGAGTTAGGCTAAAATATCAAAACATGTG